ACTACCTTGAATCCCCACCCACGCATCCTGCCGACGATGCTACGGAAATCATCCTCAACACTCATCGTCGGCTGTCTCCTCGCCAAGTCGATGCAGACTTTCGTCGTCCCAGCGAATGTAGTTCAGTTGCACGCCATCTTGACGTTCCAGGTGTCGCAGGATGGCTTTTTTGATCGTGTCGGTTTCCCGCAGCTTCTCTACTAACTCCCGTATTTCTCTGTCTACCATCTACAGCTGCCTCTCTCTTGTCGTGCTTACTTACCGAACAAGAGCCTGGTCTTTGTTGGTGATCTCACCCTCGTTGACGGTGATCTCCGCGATGTTTCCAGCCACCACGTCGATCGCCAGGCTTCCGATAAAGTCACCAGTGCCGTCTGAGTTGACATCATTCGTCACTGTGACTGCGGCAGTGCCGACAGGCCCGACTGCAGCAGCAACAGCACTGGCAGATCCTGGGGCACCAGCTTGCGGCTGGACGACGATGATCGACCCATCTGAACTGCGCCAGAGAACATCACCGGAGATGTCTACCGGGTTGCCGTACTTGTCTTCTCCCGTGATTGACAAGTTGACCTGCTGATCTGCAGTGAGTTGCACAGTGATCTCGCTTCCTGGGCCTGAAGTCCCTTTTGGACCTGGTTCGGGTTGGTTTGTCTTCTGTGAGACGATACCGATTCGCCAATGAATAGGCGCGACCGGTGAGCTAACAGTAAGCGTTTTGGTGCGCGATGTGTAGCCACCAGAGGGAAGTTGCCCAGATACCTCTTTGACGGTCTCGGTGTAGACACGGTATCCGTGGTGAGGTTCTGGCAATTGATCGATAGATACCATCGGAAGAGAAACTACCATACTCGTGCGGGCCAGAGCTTGACTCACCGGCCCGCACGAGTACGTACCGCTCCCGGGACAGGGGATGGGGGCGTGCACACCCTTAACCCATCCCCCGGCCTGTCACCATAGCCGGATGCTCCTCCTAAGCGATGGTGTCGTCAGCCGAGACGACGACCACCGTCATGATCGGAGCAGCAGGATCGGGGCGCAGAGCCTCGCCTTCCATGGTGGACTCGAGAATGTCATCACCCGAAACTGTTAGGTTGTAAGGCTTCCAGGCGAACTTCGGAATGTTGATCGTGACAGACCCGACGATCGCACCTGAAACAAATTCGTAAGTGTTACAGGTGAGAACCAGCGGGTTCTTGGTCGCTAGACCCGAAGGCAGAGTTGCCGTGGTGCTACCCAAGACCGCCTGGCGCCAGAGTGAATGATCAACTTCCCGAATGCCGAACGAGGCAGTGACTTCCCGGCGCTTGGGGGTGAGGTCGTTCAGGAAGAACGAACCCAGCCGGAAGTCCGTGTCTTCGAAGTTGTTGTTGATATCGAAGGAGAACGACTTCGCAGGCAGCGCCACACCGTTGTAGAGGGCAGTGATGTTCGAGCCCACCAGCAGCGGACTGGAATCGTACTGGCTCCCGGTGATGGTACTGGGTGTGGTGCCCGACTTTCGACCCTTGGCAATGACGCCAGCGGTACCCATCAAGTACCCCGATGCATCTGCCTCCATGTGGAAGGTGTTGACCACTGCGTCCGTGTACTCGAAGGTATCGAACACATTGCCAACCTGCTCTTCGATCGACAGGAATGGCAACTGCGCGGCATCCGAAGGCGTGAAGGTGTTCGTGGTGACACCGGTCGCAGTGTTCTGGGTGGGCGGGCCAAGTGCCGCTTGCAGCCAGGTCGAGAGGCTCTCCAGCCGGACGTAGAACTCGTAGTCGCCCGAGTTGTTGATAGTACCCAGGTAGGCATCGACAACATCTCGACCCCCACCGATTTCCGGATCTGGAATCAGCAGTTCACGGTTGGTGCCCAGCGCGCCTGTCCGGAGCTTGACAGCAACACCCATGGTGGAGATGTCAGGTTCATACGTTCCAGGAACCGTCTGGGTACGCAGCAGTACGTGACCTGCCTGGGAAGAGAAACCCATATTAGTTCACCCCTCCCTGATTTTCTGTGTGGTCACCCTGAACAACTTCAGAAGATGGAACGTCTGCCTGACCGGTGGTCGGAACGGCCGGTGCACCCTCGGTAGACTCACCTGGGTTCTCCGGCAACTTCGGAGCAACCACAGTCCCGTTGATCGCCGCCTGAGTGGCGTCGATCTGATCCTGTAGCTCTTTGTTTTCACGCGCAGATGCTTGCTTCTCAGCTTCGAAGCTGCGCTTCTCTTCGGAAAGTTGTTGCGCGATGCGCAATTCTTCCCGCTTGAGTTGCAGGAACGTCTGATCGTTCTCACGATCTTTTGCGGCCTGCATCCTTTCACGTTCAGCGGCAGCAAGTTGATCGCGTTGCGCCTGAACGGCATCGATCTGTGCTTGCACCTCTTCGTCACTACGGGACATGTTTTTCAGTCTCCATCCAGAACTCGAGTGTTCCAAGGTAGTACCAGTCTCCTGCAAGCTGGCCCTGCAGGTAGTTCCGATTGCGAACACCCCTGCGCTGAGCTCTGCGACTGACACCTGAGAGACTCGAGGCGGTAGTCGTTGATAATGCTAAGCCCAACGCCTGGTTGTTGTAAAGGATGTCCTCTATCAGACTGATCAGCATGGAGTGATCTCGAGAACCTTGTTGCTGATCTGCATCCTTGATCATTCCCTGAATACCAATGATCCATCTTTCCAAAGTCGGCCCGAAACTATTTCCAATCTCGTAGGAAGTGGTTATGTCTTCTACCTTTATTGGATAAACCCCGATGCACTGCACGTTGTCCATCGCAGTCAAGGGCCTCTGGTGAACCGGTATATCTGGATCTATGTTCACCAGAGCTTCGGCAATCGTATTCACCACATTAGTGGGAAACTCTTCGAGAATCGAGTGGATCATACGGTGTACCCACCCATACGATCTTTAACCCAATTCTCCAACCGAGTAGTGATCAGACCCAAATCGGTCTCATTTACTGCCAGGGCTGGCCGGGCAGGAGTGGATGCTTTAGGGCCACCTTGCTGCGAGGTGGTGAATTTGTCTGCTGTTAACCGATCGTGCGGAGCAGTCCCCGGATAGGTGTAATCAGCTCCTGCGCGCCCGATCCCGATCGCCGGGTGACCCTCTTGTAGCCAGCGAAGAAACGCACCCGTCCGGACGTTGATCGGATGCATATCGCCGTACCCGAGAGAACGCCGGATCACCTGAGTGGGATAGGCGAGAGGTGCCCAGGGACCAGAAGCGTCATCGCCTTCTTGCTTGAATCTTGAATCAATCCGGTCGATAACCGTTTCATGAGCATCAGTTGCCAGAAACACAGCCAGCGAAGTGGGTGATACGGCAGCCGATGCCATGGCAATTGCTGCATCAACACTTGATTTTTCTACAACAAACGAGATGCTAACCACCCGGCATCCTCGGCCATAAGCCCCAACGAGTCGGCTTGGCGGTGAATCCGTTCGGTGAAGCAACCTTGTAAAAATCGTCCACTCGAGAAGTAGGGTCGGTGTTGCTGGCCAGAATCTGAACAAAGTACATATCAGCAGCTGGGTTGATCGTTGCACCAGGCAGAACACCCTGCCCGGAAACAATCTGATTTAGAGCTGCGAGAGCCATGTTGATCATCTGACGAGCAGCCGCATGAAGGTTGTCAGCTTCACGGGTTAATGTCACTGCGATGATGATTCTGCCAGATGCGATCTGGGCATTGCACTGCTGAAGAAACAGTTTGGTGCGGCGGTTCTCGGGGATATCCACCACTTCGATGGGGGTGATGTAGGTGTCACCCAGAATGATGTCTATCTCATCGGCGGCAGAGTCAATGTACTTCTGAGTATCGACCACAGTGTTGACAGGTAGACCCTCAAGAAGTAGATCAGCCTCTACACAATATGCCACTATGTCTCACTTCTTTTACCTGGAGAACGGCCCCCTAAAGGCTGCATACCTTTAGGGGGCCGTTCTGCTCGATCCCCGACAGATCAGGAAAGGACATCCATACTGTAGGTGTACTTCATGTACGGGAACACCGGGAACGCCTTGATGCCAGATCCACGGACGGTCATCCAGGGATCGACCGTCTCCTGTTCCCACTCGTAGAAGCCGGACTGCCAGTTGCCTTCCGCGTGCGGCGAGGTGAGCATCTTTCCGAAGCCCATCTCCGTGTCATCGATCTGACTCAGACCGATCGTGTACGGCTGATTCGGATCAGGATTCGGGTCCGGCAGCAGCAGGATCGACTTCTCAGTGGTGAATCGGTTGTTCGTGATCGTCGTACTGCCGATCGGCCGGGTCTGGTACACCGAGTCGTACACAGTGAACTTGACCCCGGTGGATGCCTCCAGCACACGCAGTGCAGCATCCATCGTGTAGCCGGGCAGAATGTAGTTCATGTCCAGCGGCGCGCTGGGAGAACCGCCGACCACCGGCAGCCCGACCGCTGCCCAGAACCGGTTCGAGTGCCAGATGTTGTTGACGACCTTCTGGCTGGTGATCGCCCGGTTCAATGTGATGTGATATCGAGCCAGTGCAGCCGCCTGCACCGCCTTGATGTCACCGATCGGATCGAAGGTCGTGCCGGAATCCCAGAGTCCCGACGCAGGAACGATGGCATCCTGATCGGCAGGCCGACCCCAGTCGATGGTGAACTGGATCTTGGTGTCGTTGTACGCGAGCTTGCCGGTGTCCAGGCTCGTCATGATGAGCCATTCGAGCCGATTGTCCAAACTCCGCTTGCGAGTTGCATCATCTCGAGCCAGCCTGCGCTGGAATGTCTGCACGGCCGTTTCTGCCGAGTTCAGCGTCAGACCTATGTTCTGTGTACTGGCCGCCAGGGTGAGATCACTCCGGTACCGAGTCACATCGGATGCAGTGTACTTGTTCTTGAACGACCAGTCGATCACGTTCGCGCGACCGATGCCGTTCAGGAACTGATCGAACTGCATGAGTTTGGCTTCCGCGTCTTCTGCGCGGGCCGGAGCCAGTACATCCTGGAGACCAGAAGTGATGTACTCGAAGACAACCTCATCGGTCGGCACACTCAGAAACGGCACCAGACTTAGACCGATATGATCAAGAGGTGGCGGTACGTCACGGATGATGCCGAGCGAAACTTCCTTGCGGATCAGACGATCCTGGCCAATTGCAGCAGTAGCCATGTTTGCCGTACCTCCTTATCAGTCGAAGATGAGATTGCCGAGACGAGGCAGTCCGACCATCGCGGTGATGGTTGCTGCTTGGATCACGATGGGTGCGCCACCCGCGTTGTACTCGATGCACTTGGTGGAATCAACGACACCACCGTACAGAACACCGACTTCCTGATCGCCGTCCATGAGTTGATACGGCAGGAAGGTGAGCACCACGCCGACGATGTTGGCTGCAGTCTGGCGACCGTCAGCCACACCAGCCTGATAGACACCGACCTTGCCTGAGTTCGGTCCAGAGGTTGCTACGGCCACCACGGTTCCAGGCTGCAGAACTTTCTGCACGAAACCGTCGATCGTCACTGGCGGATGCGTTGCCGAGTCAATGGTGAAACTGTCAACGAGCATCCCCCGAGTCGAACGAAGAAATTCGTTCCGACCGAAAGGCGTAGTGGTACCTCCGCCCGGGTTCCAAAAGGGCATCTCTTACTGCCTTTCGTTCGATGAGAAGGATGGTACCTGAGATCACTCCCAGGGAAGATTCAGTTCTGTCGCAAGAGCACTGCCCTTTCGCCAGGCATTGCTGTTCTTGACAATCACTTCGTTCTTGGTGATGCGCAACTGAGCAACAACTTCCTTGTGGACGTTGTACTCTTTCACCTTGGCTTCTTGCGCTTGCGACTGAGTGGGGCTGGTCTGTCGGGCGAACAGAGGCAATGGGGGCTTGGCCTCTTCGAGGGCAATCCATTCATCGAACTGTGCGCGACCCAAGCTTGCAGCGTATTTCAGTGTGGCGTCGAGTGATGGTGCCATGATGATTCCGGACTTGGCAAGAGCGGTGACACGATCTTTCTTTTCTTTGTTGAAGGCGGCGACATTGCTGGCCTGATACTGATTGATCAGCGCAGCCCCTGCCTCGGGAGAAATCTTTCGACCACCGATGGTGAAGTGGTTACCTTCCCACTTGGCGAAGATAGGTCCTTGCGCACGTTCGGTCACCGGCACAGGCTCTTTCTCTTCTTCGTCTTCTTCTTCCTGTTCTTCGGCGTCTGGATCGACCACTCCGATCGGGCCGACTGCGCTCTCAGTGACCGGTGGCATGCCCTCGCTGTCGTCGCTGTCTTCGTCGTTCCCTGCCAGGGGTGCGAACACCGGAACTTCCACCGACCCAGGGGCTCCTACCGGAGCCTGGGTCGGTGGCGGATTGGCAGGATCAAGTGTGCCGCCATCGTTTTCTCCGCTGCCATCGTCCGGTTGCACCGGCGCAGGATCGAGCGGCGGGCCAGGCACCAGGGGCGGCGCGGGAGGAGCGGGCGGGCCGGGGCGCTCCGGTGCGTCTTCGTAGTCGTCATCGGGAGAGGAGAATTGGGCGGTATTTTTCGATGCCATGTGCTTGTGCTCCTTCGGTCCCCGCTCGATTGCGAAGTCAGGATTCGATTTTGAAAAGGCGCCGTTCAGGCCCTCGACTGCTGGAACATCTACGTACGCGAACCCCATGAAAGTCGGGGTGTAGGAAGCCTCCGAGTTGGTGACGAAGGTTCCAATCTCTGCCGAACGATTCCTCCACAAACCGCTATCGATCTTTGCCTGAGCTTCAGGATCGAGAATGTCGTAATCAGCCAGAAGATAATCATACTTCTGACCGTCAACCGGCGAGGCCATCTTGACGTTGGTCAGGCTCGAGACATAGCCGATCACACTGTCCAACGGGTCAGACAGAAAAGAGCCATGGCCCTTGCGCACCGGGACATCTGCGAAAATTTCCTGATCTTTCAGGAAATTGAAGTGCTGCACCATCTGAGCGGTGTGCATACCAGTCCACTCAGTCTGTTCCCCCCAAGAATCCCGAAAAGTTCCAGAGCGAAAAACCGGCACACCTTCGAACCGCAGCGAGGTAACTGTGCTACCGTCAGCCTTTTTGTACTCGCGGCGGTACTGTTTTTGTGGCTTGGCAAACTGACCATTTGACAAAAATTGCCTGGTCGTTGCCGGAACCAATTCGCCCTTGGGAGGGGACACAAGAAGTGTGCTCATTTGAGTACCGGACCTTACTTGGTTACAGGGCTTGTTGTCCAGTGGGGACTATGCGACTTTTTCTTCAACAAGCACAGCTTGGTTAGGCTGAGTGATCTTGACATTGTGCCAACGCAAGCAATCTCGGCACTGAAGTTTTACTGTGCCGGTTGCGTAGATGTTTCCGAAGATCCGATGGCCCTTATAAACCTTGATGTGCACATACAGAGAACCTCTGGCATCTATCCCGTAGGTATCCAGCAGGGGCTTGAACGTGCACAGTTCACAGTGGAGACTCTTCTCGTTCTTCTCGCTCTTATCAACAGTCTCACTCACTGTCGTAGACCAGAGCTTTCAGTTTCGCCTGGATCATCCCGAGAGAATCTTCCAGCGTCAGATCATCCCAGGGCAGGTACCCGACAAACTCGTGCATCTCGGTGATGATGTCCTGCGCGGCCATCTCAGGTGAGAACACACCGGCACCACGCAGGGCAGACGCGAGCGTGTTCTTGAACCCGAAATCAAGATCTTTCCAGAGGCCAGTACTCTTGTATTTGATCACCTGCGGAATGACTCGATCCATCATTGCAACGATCACACCGTCGCGGTCTTTGCCCGCCTTGCTGGTGGTTTTGCCCTTGGCGGGCACCGACGTACTAGCGGTGGTGGAGTTGGCTGCGCCGCCGTCCGTGGTGTTTGCGCCGGTCCCAGCGGCTCCGTCAGCGCTTGCAGCGGAGGAGCCCGACGGTTGTGGCGGCGGGGCTAAAGTTTGTTTTACTTCTTTGAGACTCATGCCGATCTGTTCGCCCAGCGCCTCGAGATCGGGCTTGACGGTACCCTGGTTAAGCATCGCGGTGATCATGTGCTGATACATCAGAGCGTTGGTGTCGCCCAATTTCTTGAAGACAATCTTGGGTCGGTCACCCTTGGCGGAGAAATTATAGCTCATGATCGGATCAAGAATATACCGGTTAATGTACTCAGCCCGGTCTGAGTTCATCATGTTCATCATCCACAGGTACACCTGCATGTGCCCCTGGCCGAGGTTGTAACTCCCCACATCGGCCACCCGGAACAGAAGTGTCGGTGTGAACAGAGCCAGAGATATCTCTTCATCCAGGCGCAACATGTAGCGCTCGAAGTCGGCGCCGCGCATCTGGCTTTCTAGGAAGTTGATATCGTAGTCGTAGATGAACTTGCCACTCGTTCCGTCCTGGCGGCCGTCGTTCGAGAGAACAACCACCCCTCGAGAACGAAGATTCTCGAGTACCTCGAGCATGTACTCGTTGCCTGCTTTTTTTCCACCACCAGGCGCAGCCTCATCAAAGGGCGCGCGACCGACTGCAGTGGGTTCTCCGAACCGTTCGTAGTAGCGGTTCGCGTAGATGTGCAGCAACATGCTGAAATACCAAGGCGTAAAGGCAGCCTCCAGTAAGCGGCGTCCGTTGTAGTTGCCATTCTCCATGAGAAGAACATACCAGAGCGAATTCTCGACGGGGATCGGGCCGGGCTGGCCGAGTTGCTGGATGCCGTCGAAAGTTTGAAACTTCGGCGGGATGCGTCCAGGTGGCGCATACCCTTCCTCCTCCTTCCAGTTAACAAGACAGTTGTCTGGAATCAGATCCTTGATCTTGTGCAGAACGATGCTCTTGTTATCGACATCGTTTTCCCACTCTAGCACACAGGGTGAGTAGCCTGCCCAGTTCGCCTGAGCCATTCCACTGTTTAGCTGGGTCCAGATATCTTCCAGTTGCCGGGTGCACTCATCCACCACCTTCTTGTTCGAGTGCACGATCTTCCAAGGCGACTGATGCTGCATGAAGCTTAAAACACTCAGTGCTGTATTGACGCTCGGGTGAGACCTCATGTTCCGGAAGTCATCCAGGGTCAGCAGACTCAAATCGAACTGGGTGACAGATGCACCGGGCATCTTAGCGATGAAGTTTCGATAGGGTTCCCCGCTCCACTGCCCGTAAGCAGGCCCGGTCTTCGGAGGTGCTTCTTTCGCAAACATAGAAGCATGGATCGGCTTACCGTTGGGACCGAGCAATTTACTAGGTGCACTCATGGGTAGGAAAGCCCTCTCAGGTTATCGACGCCGACGACCTGGGATCTGAATCTCGTAAGGATTGCCACCGGTGAACAACGGGCTAAGAATTGGCACGAAGTCAGGAGTACGGTGAACTTTGTCATTACGAGGCGGAAACAGAACAGCAGGCTCGAACGCAGATGTTTCACGGGGTGCAGTTGTTTGATTAATTTCTGATCCAGACTGATCATCGACAGCAAGCAGCGACGATACACCCTTGTGATACGTTCTGTCACCCATCAGTGTTGTACAGACTCCAGCGACTGCATCAGCTAAATCTTTACTGCCACCAGTCGGATGGTCGATCTTTTTGCCGGTATCCTGCAACTGCAGAATCTCCCGGTTGAGCACATGTTCCAGTTCGGTGTCACCGATCCGCACATACGTGAAATACGGCGGCCAGGAGATGCGCTTTTCGTAGATCGCATCGCGCAAGTCTTCATACGGCAGGGTGTTCCGATCGATGGATAGATAATTAGCATCAAAATGTTTCCGCCGCAGTTGTTGCAGAGTGTCAGTCGAATTATGCACAAATACTCCAGCATCTGTCGCAAAGTTGTGATGCTCTTCGATCGACAGGTCGTACACATCTTCGATGTCGCCGCAACTGGTAACACTGACAACTTTGTGATTCGTGA